CGTGAGGGGAAGGGCCTATTCTGTGCAGCTGTTGCAGCTGCGCTTTCAAAATCTGTCAACCATGAGAGGATAAATGTGTCCAAAATCACCACTCCACCGCTTCCAAAGCGTGTGAAGCCCGTCTACGCCAGGGTACGGGATACGGGGCAACCCGCGGTTCGTATCTCTGAAGTGCACGGGGGTGATAATACAGGCACCCTGTACCACGTTGTTCACGGCATGCAAGTTGCAGCCGGGACGAATTCGTACATGGAGGACCTGACAGGCACATTCGTCAAATACTCAAAACACAGACCTTTGATGACATCTCGACCCATGTTTAAGAGGACAATCACGTGGACGCCTTATGACGTTACGGGATTTAATCATTACTCGTGGGTGGGCAACGGTGGGTGGGAAACCATCACCGGGCAGACCCTATCGAACATCTTCGGTCCTTTGCTAACTCCGGGTGTAAACCTGGTGTCGGCAGGACGGTTTCCGTCCGTTGATGCGGTGAAGCTTAATCAGCTCCACATCGCTACAACAAATGAGACCTGGAAGTCGGTAGATCCTAGCCAAGCTATGTCACTGGTCAGTGGATTAGAGGCCCATAAAAGTTTGCGTCTTTTGCTTAGCAAAGGGAGGGGACTCGCGTCCCTGATCGATGCGGCGAAGAAAGGTGAGCGGAATTTCCGCAAAACCTTAACGCAAATAACGGGTATAGATGTCCGTCGTCAGCCAATGCCCAAGCGGGTCCTGTTATGGGATCAGCAAGGCGTACCGATTACGACGCGCCGGGGCAAGCCCCTAGTGCGTTACGGTCGGTACAAGTGGCACGATAGTACGGACGTCACCTCGAAGGCAGCCCAGCTGCTACTCGAGTACCGTTATGGGTGGGCGATCATGGTTAAGGAGATCGTTGATTCTTTGAAAGCTTTCAATGCCGAAGCACTGAGAGGTGAGTTACAGGTAAAGTTTGGACGTGACTACCAAGTCACGCGCCGGACACTGGACTCCTCATATGTGAAGGTTACACCCCTGTCAGGAACCTATGGAGGCGTAGCCTACAATGGGACTTTGACAGAAACGACCGACATTAAATGTCGAGCGTGGGTGAAATGGAAGTTAAAAGAAAGCGAACTGTTTCGTCGACTGAACGACTTCGGTCTGTTCGATATTGCGACAACGGTCTGGGATATAATCCCGTACTCGTTTGTTGTTGATATGTTGGCGGATGTCAGCGGCTATCTTCAGGGGATCGATGCAATGATGAAAGTCAATGCAATCGAGACGGGCCATTCAACGACGGTCAAACAGCATTTTGTCCGGACACTTGTGTCCAGCAATGCTTCCGTCTATAAATGGAACCCCCACGCGCCCATGGGCTCGTCCGACACCCTCGTGGTGCAGGACTATGACCGTAAGGCGTTTTTGGGAATTCCGTCTTCTCCAACCGTGAAGGTCAAACTGAACCTTTACAACGTTGCAACTGTGGCTGCACTACTCAAAACGAGTGCAGCTTCTGCGCGACAACTCCGTGTCTAAACTCAAGGAAATAAAAGATGGATATCATCACCGCCGCTGCGCAAGCAGCCCCCACTGGAACGGGCATCACGTATACCCCCTGGGACCTTCGTGGTCCAAAGGGAGCGTATCGCGCTGAGGTCATCGGGCAGAAACGCCGGGACCTCACGCTGACGCGCATTGATGCTGTTCCAACCAAGGGCTACGAGGGAGCTCTCCGTACGACGTTCAAGAACCTCCAGCAAGCCACCCATGCCGTTACCGGCGTGAATTGGCCCAAGGTGTTCTCGATCCAAGTTTCGGTTCCCGACTTTCTGACTCCAGCCGAAAAATTGGCCTGGTACGACGAAAACATCTTGGCCGCCCGGAACGATGTGATTCGACAGTTCGCCGCCACTGGCGTGGTCCCCCAGTCGTAAGACTGGGCCCGCGCTTAAGTGAACGAATTTGTCAGGGTGGTGATTGTGGTGGCGGCTAGCGCCGTTGCCATGTTCATCACCCATAATCTCACAATCACCGGAAAGCCTTCAGATGAGTCACAAAAGACCTCCTCGACCGCGCACAAAGGACTTATGGAAGAACCACAGGCCCCTGATACGCGAAATACAGACCAGGTGGAGCGATGAGCTCCCCCAAGAAGGACGGGCGAACATTGTGTCGTCTGCCTTTGGTCACCTGGTTGAAGATCTCGAGACCTTTGTCCCTGGCGCTACGCTGGGTGATAAGTTGGTTAACGCGAAAATAATGGGGTCCCCAGCGAAGCATGGGACCCCTGTATCGTACCTAAAAAGTGCGGTACTCGCGAATATATTCTCCAAGGTTAGGATATCGGTGGAGGGGATTGACCCCCTTAAAAAAGCTGAAGCGCGCTGGCATCAGGCAGAAATGCTCTGTAAACAGGCGAACACGCGGATCCTTCATTTCCGGCAGTTTGATCACTGTAGTCGGCCCCTTCCAAAGAAGGTCGACGTGCACCAGATATTCCATCTGGCTCGCAGAAAAATAAGTGATTGGCTTAAGGATTATGAACCCGATGACCTGCTAGAATACACGAGACACGGCCCCGGAGGGACTGGTGGGGACAACGGAGCGCGCCTTGCGCGCCCCTATACCACACCGTTCTTTAAGTTCGTCACACCCATGGGGGTGACGGCAGGGGCTTATTGGTACTACATACGGGCTATCGCTCAAAGCGATGCTTGGGTACGTGCGATCGCACAAAATGCGAACAATCAACATCCAAGCTTTCAGGGACTGGAACCGAACATGTCGGTCATGTCATATGAAAACCGGGTGCAGCTTGCTGACACCGTAGTATTGATAGCCAGAGGCAGCAGTTTGGGCTTTGTTCCAAAGAATTTTGGTACACACCGCGCCGTTTGCTCAGAACCTGGAGGCAATGTCTATTGCCAGCTCGGACTGGGGCACATCTTTAGGATGGCCCTGCTCAAAGCTGGTTGTGACTTAAACTCTCAGGAACGCAATCAAGAACTCGCGGAAGCTGGGTCATTCGATTGGAAGTTGGACACGCTTTTCAAGGCGTGTACAATGGATATGACGATGGCTAGCGACTGCTTGTGCGTTGAGTTACCGCGCGAATTACTAGAACCGAAGTGGTTCGACGTAATGGATTCCCTTAGATGTCGTGAGACAAAGTATAAGGGTAAATGGTACCGGCTGGAAAAGTTCTCCTCAATGGGGAATGGGTTCACATTTGAACTCGAGACAATGATATTTCTTGCATTGTCCCAAGCAGTTAGCGACTTGACAGGTACTACAGAGTACTATCAAGATACGTTTGGCCCCCGGTATAAATACGGGGAGCTGAGCGTGTATGGAGACGATATAATCGTCCCGCAACGCTGCGCCGAGAGTACCATCCAAGTGTTGAAATACTGCGGGTTTCGCACCAATTTGGATAAGACCTTCGTGTCTGGTCCATTTCGCGAATCTTGCGGACAAGATTTCTTTCACGGACACCCAGTGAGGACCGCCTATTTCGATAGCGATCTATCCCGAGTAAAAGACCTCGTTAAGCTCCTTAATGTTGTGAAATACAACAGTGAGTTGTTAGTAAGTTCAGGGTGTGAACCCTTAACGCGCACTATAAACTACGTGCGCACCTTACTTGACGTAATTGCTCCGACGATCTTTAGGCACCTACGGTCAACTGACCGTACTTTGGGCGCAAGTCACATCTGGTGCGAATCAGATGAGATCCATGCCTCGAAGTTGGTGATTTGGGACGTCGACGTTCAAGCTTTTGCACAGCCTCAAATCCGCACCACTCTACATGAGGTGAACCTTAAGACCGAATGCGATTTATACCAGGACTACAGGGAATTCAAATACCTGCAGTTCTTGTACGCGAACGGTCGACGGCCACCCTCTAGCGAGGACGGTGAAGACGATTTTGAGGGTGCACTAGCGTCATCGCCACTGCGAACCAGCGTGAAAGCTGGCGGCAGTTCGGGAGACGTGAACGTTGCATCATTGGCCGGTCAGGGAATTGTTCAGCTCGTTCATCGCTGCGAAGCGATTAGTGGGCTGGCCATATCTCTGGTCGGGCTGGTCGAGGATTGCAGCAATCCCGAACCAGTGTACTCAAGCTGCTCACGCGTATGGGCCCTAACGAAATTGGGTTAACTACCATAAGCGTATAACAACATTGGGTCTAAGGACCCGCCGACACCACGTCGGCTTCGGGC